CAGCGCGGCATCCGCCGTCGTCGTAGCCCCGGAGTGCGGCGACGGCGGATGCCGCGCTGACGATGAGGCCGAGCGGCGGGAAGGCGAGCAGGCTGGCGAGCAGCACCAGGGGCAAGGCCGCGGTGATACCGACGGCGGCGAGGACGGCGATGGCCCAGCCGCGGTCGCGGAGTGTCCAGGCGGTGGCGAGGCCGGGCGCCAGGGCGGCGATGGCGAGTATGGCGAGGAGCATGGGGTGGGTCCTTCAGTGCAGGAGGGCGAGGGCGCCGGCGGCGGGGTGGAGGGCGGCGAGGAGCAGCAGGGCGGCGCCGACGGTGACGGCGGCGCCGCGGGCGAGACGCGGGGCCCAGCTGCGGGTGTGGCCGTCCCAGGAGGCGACGGCCACACCGAGAGCGAGCGCGACGACCGCGATGCAGACGATGGCGAGGAGCAGACCGGCGGCGGCCATCAGCCAGCCAACCCTTGGCGGAACATGCGCATGTAGCGGGCGACCGTGTCCGGGGACGGGGCCTTGCCGGTGACGTCGGCGACGTAGCGGACGGCGGCGGCGTCGTCGCGGATTCCGCTGTCCCAGGCGATCCGGACCGCGTCCTTCGTGGTCAGGGCGCCGGGGCGGATCGCGCGTACGTCGGCGTTCGGATCGTCGTCGGATCGTCCGGACTGGTCCGGATCGGCGGATCCGGAATCCGCGAGCGCACCGAGGGCGCGTTGCTCCGCGTCGATCACGGCCTCGCCGCGCTGAAGCTCCCGGCGGATCGGGATCATGGCGAGCTTGCCGTCTAGGGCGGCACGCCGCTTGGCCACCCACTGCTGGGTGCGAGGGTCGAGCGGCCGGGCGTGCACGCGCATGGCCATGGACCAGCCGCCCTTGGCGAGCGCGGACACGACAGCACCGACCGCACCGATCACCCACGTGTCGGCGATGAGGTAGCCGTGAGCGAAGACCGCGCCCATGGACACGGCGAGCGCCCACCGGCCGGCCCGGCGCGCGACCTGCGCGCGCTCGGGGTCGTAGCGCAGCAGCCACTCCACCCCCATGCACATGATCCAGCTGGCGTCGAAGGCAACCGCAGCGGCGTAGGCGACAACGGCGATCGTGACGGCGGAGAGGAGGTCGCCGATGCTGGCGGTCGTCCAGGCGAGGGAGGCGGCAACGAGGACGATCGCGCCGGCGGTGACAGCGGTGCGGACGAGTTGGTCCCAGTCGCGGGGCGGAGCGGGGACCTCGATCTTCTCGCGGTCGAGGACCATCTCGGTGACGCCGTCGACGGTGTGCGGGACGAGCCGGGTCCGCTCGATGGTGCGGGTTCTCACGGTGCTCCTCCGGGAGCGGGAAGAGGCCGGCCCCCGCGGACGGGCGAGGGGGTGGGTGTCCGCGGGGGCCGGCGGTCTGGCGGGTCAGTGGAGGTGGCGGCCGAGGAGGCAGAGGGCGCGCATCAGTCGCTGTCCTTCCAGCCGAGGCGCCGGCGGACGTCGTCGGCGTCGGCGTAGTCCTGCTGGCACGCCTCGACCGTGGCGGGCTCGCCGCTGATCGGGTTGGGCTTGGGGGCCGGGTCCCGTTCCTCGGGCTGCTGCTCGCTCATCACAGGTCCCTCGCGGCGTCGGCCAGGCGGACCGCGTACTCGCCGCAGCTGGTGCGGGCGATCTGGGGGAGCATGGCGCGGGCGCGGGCGGAGGCGTCGGCGCGTACGGCGTCGGGGAGGGTGGCGGTGATGGCCTTCTCGCCGGTGGTGAGGGCGTCGTGGACGCTCCACGGGGTGACGGGGGCGACGCTGCTGCCGAGGCAGAGGACGCGGGCGGCGACGGTGAGGATCTGCGCGGCGTAGCTGGGCTCGGGGAGGACGCTGGTGGGGTTCGGGATGGTGCCGATACCGTTGGGCACGGTCATTTCTCCTGTTCACGGCAGGGGACGGCTGGCCCCGGTCGGGCTTCCACACACCGACCGGGGCCGTTCCATTGGTGCAGTGCCAGACTGGCAGGAACCTCTTTACAACGTCAAGAGGTTCGGGAAGGATGTTGTCGTGCCCAAGAGCCCTGACAGCGAGGGGGTTCCGCGCTTGATGACCGTCACGGAGATCGCGGAGGAGCACGGGGTCAGCCGCCAGACGGTGCACTCGTACCGGCGGCGCGGCGCCTTCCCGAAGCCCGTCGAGGGTGAGGGCAGCACCCGGCCCCGGTTCCGCGCGGACGAGGTTGCCGCATTCTTCGCAGCCAACCCGCCGCGGCCGGGCAAGCGCACAGACCTCGCGACCCAAGACGAAGGAGTGTCAGTGGAGTCGACCAGACCTGCGGTCCCGCCGAACGAGGCCCTGGAAGCGGCCCGCGAGTTCGTGCAGTGGCTGCGCGCCCAGCTCAACGAGGACGAGCGGATCGCGCGGGCGGCCGATGACTCGCTCGGCCAGGTGAACCTGGACTGGGTGTACCAGCCGGACGACGACTTGGGCGGCAAGGTCGTGTCCGCGCGCGGCACCGACCTGATCCTCAACGTGGGAGCAGGGCTGGCAGCCCATGTCACCGAGCACGATCCGCGCCGGGTGCTGCGTGAGGTTGCTGCCAAACGGCAGATCGTTGACCTGTACGCGGCGGCTGTAGAGGAGCGAGTTGTCCTACGTGACCGGATGCGTCAGGTGATCGACGCGGACCCCGACGAGTTCGGCCGCCTTCACCAACAGGAGACGGAGTTGATCCGGGTCGCTCAGCAGCTCACCCCGGTAGTTCGCCTGCTCGGTCTGCCGTACGGCGACCGACCCGGCTACCGCGAGGACTGGCGGCCGTAGCCGCCCCCGTTCAGCCCCCGTCGCGCGCGCCGAGGCGGGGGCATCGTCATGTCCAGGCCTAAGATCCGCTCCGTGGACCTACCTGATGATCTGATCGCACTGGAGCGCGCCGCCGAGGAACAGCGAGCCAAGCTGGTCGGCCTGGACGGCGAGGAGTACGAGGCGCAGCGCCGAGCTTGGCGCGAGGCCGCAGCCGCGGTGCAGGCGGCGATCACCGACCACGCGACGGCGAGTGGGCAGTCCCGGTACGACGTGGAGATGGCAGTGAAGCGGGCGGTCCGGCACGTGGAGGAAGACCAGGCGGGGTGACGCCGGGGTCGGAACCGGAGCGGCCCAGGGTCAGCGCGTCGAGAGGCGGTACTCCCCGACCTTCGGCATCGCCTTGAAGAAGTCGGCCAGCGTCGCGCTGGCCTCGGCCGCCGTGGGCTGCGACGCGGACGGCGGCTGGGACTTGTGCCGGTCCAGCTGTCGGCGGGCGCGGGCGGGGTTGGGGTACGGGCGGTGAGCCATGGCGGCCAGCATGGCAGACGGAGCAGCCCCAGGTGCGTCGGACGTCAACACGGCGCACCTTGGGTTCATGGCCAGCACGCAGCCTGTGGTGATCTACCCGCCCGATGAGGAGGGCGGGCGCCGGGTGCGGGTCGACGGCGAGATCCTGGGCCGGGCGTACAGCGTGCGGGACGTCGCGAGGTTCATGCAGGAGGCCGGCCTGGAGGGGTGGGACGAGATGGATGTCGTCCGGTCGGGGCTGATCGAGTGGCGTGGCGGCGGGCCGGACGTGTGGGGGCACTGAACGATCCCGCTACTCTCCCGACCCATGAGTATCCCGTGGGCGGACATAGGCGCCGTCTCCACTGCCGGCCTCAGTGCGATCGCCACCTGGGGCGCCTGGCTCGCAGCTCGCCGGTCGGCGAAGACCGCCGAGGCTGTGGCGCGCATCGAACGTCAGCGGTGGCACGCTGACCTCACGCCGCAGTTCGACATCAGCATCGAGCGCAGCGAGAGCGGCCGTGCAGCTCTCAGTATCCGTCTCGTCGGTCCCTTGCCGCTGGGACGCCTTGACGAGATCGCGGTCCGGATCGTCAGCAGTGACGATATGGACCGCACGGCGCGGCTTCCCGGCGGACCTACCCAGGAGGACCTCGACGCCCAGGTCTGGGGTCCGTGCCGCTTCACCCATGGCGCAGACGGCGCTGACGAGAACGGGCAGACGGTTGCACCGTTCTCACTGAGCGTCGGTACGGGGCGGCCGTTCAGCATCGAGCGGACGCGGCCCCCCCACTGGCAGGAAGGCCCGGATGTTGAACGGCGGTGGCGCGACGAATGGCTGAATGCGCCGATGCGGCTCGTGATCACCTGCACGCGCGAGGAGTTCGAGCCGTGGGTGGTGCCCTGTGACGTGGAGGTTCCTACGGCCGTGCGGGTTCGATGGCTGAACTGAGGCATCACGGCCCGCCAGTCCCCCCGGCACAGGCGGGCCGCGTGCTGCTCAGGTCCTCGTCGCGGAGACGGCACCCTCGTACGCGTAATCGGCTCGGGGTGGCGTGCTGAGCGTGATCGAGCGCAGCCGGTAAATGGCCAGCGCTGCCGGATCGTGGTCCGGCCGGATGCTGAGGTTGCGATCGAGCGTCTCGGTGACGGGCCAGTGTTCTGTCTGGCCGTCGAAGGGGCCGCCGTAGAACGTGACCGTGATGGTGGGCATGTGCGAAGTACCTCACTTCATCAAGGCCCCGCGCCCTGCCAGCCAGTATGGGGCACGGCACTGACACCGTTCCCCGCCTTGAGTCAGGCGGGGATCGCACCGGCCTTCGTCCAGACCGCTCCGCACCCGGTGCAGTGCGCGACCGGCTCCCTGCCCTCCCCGCCGTGCACGTCGATCAGGCCGCCGCAGTCGTGCCGCTGCTCCAGGGTCCGGCGCTGCGCGGCGATGTCGAGGGCGCGCTCCAGGCGCTCGGCGGCGCCGGCCGCGACCGTACCGATCCGCCGCTCCTGCGCATCGGTGATCGGGCGGCACGGGCCCGGCGCGCGCTCGACCCGGGCCAGCAGCCACAGCGCGGCGTACGGCGCGGTCCGGCGGCCGGTGTACCGCCAGCGACGCGGGTCGCGCTGGTCGGCGAGCGCGAGTTGCTCGCGCCGCCGCCGGTCGGCCGCCGCGATGTCGGCGTCACGCTGGCTGGCGTACGGGACGACGGCGGTTCGTCGGGCGGTGGGGGCCAGAATCGGCGCGCGCTGGGCGGCGTGGGCGATGTCGTCGGCGCAGGCGACGAGGGCGGCCTCGATGACGCGCATGGTGTCGAGGATGTGCAGGCGGACTGGGACGGGGCGGTCGCCGAGCTGGATCGGGTCCCGCTCCAGGGAGCGGAGGTAGGCGGCCTGGAGGCGTTCGTACTCGATCTGTTCGGCGTCGACCTGGTCGAGGCGGGCGAGGTAGCCCTTCAATCCCAACCCGAAGGCGCCGACGGTGACGGGCTGGCCGGCGGCTTCGGCGAGGTCGGTCCAGTGGAGGGCGATGGTGCGGAGGTGGGTGGCGGCGGTGCTCATCGTGGGTGCTCCCGTGGTGCTGGGGACGGTACGGTGATAAGCACCGAGGGGGCGCGCCGGGTCTGGGGAGATCGTGGGCGCGCCCCTGTCGCGTGTTCAGCGGCGGGTGGTCCAGCCGGAGACGGGCGGCCGGGCGCCGACCTGGACCACGTAGTCGATGACGTCGCCGATCAGGTCGGCCTCCGTGTCCCGGGCGTCAAGCGTGAGGTGGATCATCCGCTCTTCGAGTGCCGGGGTGGTGTGTTCGGTGATCTCGCCGGTGGCGTAGAGGCGGCTGATGGGGCCGCCGTCGCGGTGGGGACGGAGGAGTTCGCGGACTCGGGCGTCGTGCATGTGGGCTCCCTGCTTGGGCGTGGTGGGGGGCGGGTGAGTCTTCGTCCTGCTCAGGGCTGTTGGTGCTCGCGCTGCGCCAGCTGGGCCGTCCACGCGGCGATGTGCGTGTACTTCTCCTCGGTGGTGTGGCCGTCCCACAGGGCGCGGACGTCCAGGGCGCCGACGCGCTCGACGTGTTCGAAGAGGTCGGCGTCCCGGGGCGCGATGTGCCAGCTGCACTGCTGGCCGCCGAGGGTGAGGTAGACGATCTGCCAGCCGGGCTCTTCGACGTCGGGGGCGTAGGTGATGACCGCGCCGTCGGTCATGGCGGCGAGGAGGGCGACGAGGTGGGCGCGCTCGCGGTACGCGCCGTCCCGCTCCTCCTCGGCCGTGTGCTTGTGCTCGCCGAGGGCCTTCAGGCCGTGCTCGCGCTTCTGGGCGATGGCCTGCCAGTCGATGGGTGCTGCGTGCTCGGTCTGCTCCGCGGTCACTTCTTCCTCCGTGCTGCACGCGCCAGGGCGCGGCGGGTCTCGCGGTTCGGTGGGGTGGGGTCGGGTGCATCGTTGTCCGCCAGCTGCTCACGGCGGACCAGGCGGTGGGTCCAGGTGATGCCCGGGGCGGGCGTGTGCTCGCCCCGGGGCGTGCTGCTGGGGCCGGTCACTGCTGGCCAGTCCCGTTGAGCCGGGCCCAGATCCACTGGACGTCGGACTCGGCAACGTGTGCTCCGCCGGCCCGGGCCACGATGATCTGCGTTGGCTGGCCGTCGCTGTCCCGCTGAGGACCGATGAACGCGCCCCAGGGCTGACCGTGGTTGGGCGGGGTGTGGCCGTCGGGGCAGTGGGGGCAGCCGGGCACCAGCTCGTAGCGGGGCGCGTCCTCGATGGCACGCAGGACAGTCATCGGGTCGTCGGCGGGCTCGGGGTCGTCCCAGACGATGCGGGTGTGGCCGCCGTGTCCGTGGACGGCTTCGGCGTCCGCCAGGCTGCCCCAGTGGACGGTGGAGGGCCGTTCTCCTCGCCACCGGATCGACACCGTGCCATCCGGCCACACCACGCCGTCGGCCACGGTCCCCGTGCCGGATACGCCGGTGATGTCGGTGTCGCGCTGGAGGTGGAAGCGACGGGGTTGTTCGCTCATCGAGGGCTCCTTCGGGTGCGGATGATGTCGGTGAGGGAGGTGATGCCAGCGGCGAGGAAGCACAGGCCGCCGAGCACGAAGCAGGCGAGGGCGGCGAGGACGAGGACGCCGGGCGTGGCGGGCGTGCTCACGAGGCCTGGTCCTTTCGGTGGGTGGTGGGTCGTGGCAGGTAGAGCCAGTGGGCGCAGAGCACGCCTGAGGTGCTGACGACGAGCACGACGTACGCGATGACGGCGGTCACAGGTACGCCCCGACCAGCGGCACGTCGCGGATGGAGTGGCGCTGGCGCACGGTGAGGCCCTGGCCCCAGAGGTCGGCGTTACGGCGGGCGCGGCGGCGCTTCTTCGCGCGGCGGGCCCTGGCGGCGCAGCCGTCGCAGAAGTCGCGGCCGTCGCGCTTGTGGACCCAGCCGCGGGCCTTGGCCTGGCGCCGGGCCTCGCTCACGCCCGGGGCGGCGGGGACGGTGCTGGTGTCGAACGGCTCGTCGCAGCCGTTGCAGAAGATGAACGCGCGGACGAAGGCGGTCACGGTCGCTCCGGTGGGGTGGGTAGGGTCTGGGGTGGCCGGCCGCCCGCAACTCGACTGCGGGCGGCCGTACTGGTGCTCAGCTGGCCTGCGACTGGGCGGCGCGCCAGGCGTCCACGACTGCCTTCGGCACCCTGCCGACCGCCGGGCAGTCCACGCCGTTCTCCGCCGCCCAGGCGCGCACCTCGGCCGCCGGGTAGTCGACCGGCTTCCGGGTCTTCTTCGGCTTGGCCGGCTCCAGCTCGTCCTTCCGCGCGCGGATCTCCGCCAGGCGCTGCGCCAGCTGCTCCTCCTCGCTGGTGAGCGCGGACAGTTCCCGGTCGGCGGCGTACCGCTGGCGCAGGCCGGCGAGCGCGGCCCGGGCTCGTGCGGCCTGGTTCTGGATGTCGGGGTCGTCGTGCTGGTCGCCCCACGCGAGGAGCTTGCTGACGGGCAGCTGCTCCGGGGTCTCGTCGGCGGCCGGCGGACGCAGCGCGACGAGCGGCGCGGTCGGCTGCGGGACGGAGTGGGCGGGTGCGGTGGTCATCGGTGCGGTGCTCCTTTGGCAGTCGAGGTGAAGGCGGTCCTGGCGGGCGGCCTCGGGGCCGCCCTGACGGTCGATCTCGGCGAGGAGGTTGAGGAGGGCGGCGATGGTCACAGGCTCGTCTCGGCCGCGGCCCACGCGTCCACCGCGCGCCGCACGCTGTCCGCCTCATGCCAGTACGGCGCGTGCCCCTCCGGCAGCGGCTCACCGGCCAGCAACGCCCGGACCACGGCGACCACGGCGGCCGGGTCGGCGTACCGGCCGAGCGCCGGCAGGAACTCCGGCTCCCGCTCCAGGTGGCCGTCCCCCTTGCGGCGCGCCCACTGCCACTGCTCGGCCGGGTGCTCCCACAGCACGGTGATGCCGTGCTCGGCGACGGCGTCCCCGATGGCCGGGTGGTCGCCGTCCCAGACGAGGACCGCGGTCAGCATCGTCGCGAGGCCGGCGAGGTCGTCGTCGCGGTACGGGTCGAGTTCGGTGTCCTCGGTCCAGTACTCGGTGGGCTCCAGGCCGGCGGCGGTGAGAGCGTCGCAGACGGCGGTGATGTACGGGTCGTGGGGCAGTTCGCGGGTCATGGTGGGTGCCTTCCTGGTGGGTGTCGGGTGGGTGGCTGTATTGCGCGGGGGCCGGTGGAACCGGATCGGCCGGGTGAGGGCTACGTGACAGCCGCGAAGAGGTCGAGCTGCTCGGTGCGGTGTGGTGCTGCGGTGGGCTGCGGTGCGGGCTGGTGGCAGTGGCAGTTGCACCAGACGCGGCATTGGCGGTCGGCGAGGTAGACGTCGGCGTTGCCGTAGAGGCGGAGCGAGCCCTTGCAGGGGAATGGGCCGAAGCCCTGGCCGATGACGGTCTCCCGCTCGGGGCACTGGTGGGTGGTCCAGTAGTCGTGTCCGCAGTCGCTGTGCTCGCCGGTCTCACAGGCGTTGGAGACGATTTGGCAGGGGCATCGGGCGGCGGGCGGAGGGATCTCCCGGGGGGTCAGGACGTGCTCTTGGACCCACGTCGCCTGTTCGGGGGTCATGCGCTGTGCCTTTCGTGGTCGGTGTCGGACTGGGTTGGGCGGGTGGTGCGCGACGCTCGTCCTCGTCCCCCTATAAGGCGGGGGACGAGGGACGAGGTCGCTGCGTCCTCGTCCCGACCTCGTCCGGGACGAGGTGGGACGAGGTCAAGCGATCAAGGGATGCGCTGGTGGGAGGGGGTGTGACCTCGTCCCGTGACGGTGTGTCAGGTCGGGACGAGGTCGCGACCAAGATCGGGACGAGGTTGGCGACGCTGTGACCTGCGGCCTTTACGTACACTTTGCGTACTGACGAAGCGTCACGGGACGAGGTGGGACGAGGTGACTTGCGGGTAACTTGGATGTGCCGGAAGACCGTGCAGGCGGAGCCGTTCCGGGGCTCGGCGGGGACCCACCCCGTCCCGATCTCCGGGACGAGGTCGGGACGAGGTCGGCACGCCTGTGACGTGCGGCAACGCAACGCCCGTCCAGCGCCCCAGCAAGATCGGGACGAGGTCGTGGCGAGACTCGGGACGAGGTGGAGCACGACGGCCGTCACGACGCACCGTCCTCGGCGGTCTCGGCCTGGGGCAGGGAGTGCAGCGCGGCCCCGCGCGGCCCCTTCTCGGCGGTCACACGGCCCGCGTGGACCAGCCGGGTCAGGGCGCGGCGGGTGACGGAGGCCCGTCCCGGGATGAGGTCTTCCAGGGCGGCCTTGCTCATCGGCTCCGTGGCCTTGGCGAGCGCGGCGAGGACCGCGGTCTCCCGCTCCCTGATGTCCGCCTCCTCCTGCGCGGCCTTGTCCTGTGCGACGGCGGCCGTCTGCGGGTCCTCGGTGTGCTGGACCGGCGGGTACAGGTGGGCCTGGGCGAACTCCTCGCCGCTGGAGCGGATGACGAGGTCGGCGAACCAGTGCATCGGGTTCCGGCCGCCGGGCAGCGCGTGCCGGCGGACCTGGGCGGGCCGGTCCTTGGCGATGCGGAGCCGGGAGCGGCCTTCGGTGTTGATGCCGAAGGGGCGGACGGCCTCGAGCATGTACTGGACGCCGTCGACCGCGTTGAGCTTGTGCACGCCACCGAGGGCGTACCGGCCCCGGGACTCGTTGTTCTTCACGACGTGGTCGAGGGGGACGACGGCGGCGCCGGTGTCCGCCAGGGGCCGCAGGAGCATGCGGCCGAACCGGGCGATCTCGGTGTTCTCCTTCAGCTCCAGGCCGAGCATGACCATGGCCTCCGTGACGCCGTCCACGATGATCAGGGACGGGCCGAGGTCGGCGATCCGGCTGATGAACGTGCGCAGGGCGGCCTCGGTGGGGGTGGTGCCGGGGCGGACGTAGTGGAACTGCTCGGCGATGTCGCGGGGGTTGGCGCCGATGAGAAGGAGCCGGGAGACGACGCCTTCCTCGGAGTCCTCGAAGTCGAGGTAGACGACGTGGTTGCCGCGGTTGATCTCGGTGAGGCAGGAGATGAGCGCCACCCACGACTTCCCGGCCTCGGACTCGCCCTGGATGCCGTTGACGCGGCCCGGGTAGAACAGGCCGATGCCGTCGTCCCGGGCGCCGATGGTGGGCTGGGCGGGCTTGTGGGTGCCGTCGAGGACGGGGGTGAGGTCAGAGAACGACCAGCCGGTGTCATCTTTGCTGCGCGGCCCGGTCACCTCGGTGGCGCCGGTGACGCGCTCACGAACGAGGTCGAGGACTTCGGCCAGTTCGCCTTCGCCCGAGCTGACGAGGCCGGCCGCGCGGTCGAGTTCTTCGAGAGCGCGGCGGCGTACGGCGCGGTCGTGGACGATTTCGGCGTAGTGCTCGGCGTTGGCGGCGGTGGGGACTTGCTGGACGAGATGGTGGAGGTAGGCGGCGCCGCCGACCCGGTTGATCTCGCCACGCTTGGTCAACTCGTCGGTGACGGTGACGGGATCGACCCGCTGCTCGCCGCGGACGGTCATGTCAACGATGGCGTTGTAGATCGTCTCGTGGGCGGGGCGGTAGAAGTCCGGCCCTTCGAGGATCTCGATGACCTCGACGGTGGCGCGTTCGGACAGCAGCATGCCGCCGAGGACGGACTGTTCGGCGCCGAGGTCCTGGGGAGGGAGCCGCTTGAAGCCGTCGTTGTCCGCCGGGTCGCGCGGGAAGGGGCGGACGTTGTCCACGGTGGCGGTCTCCCTCAGAAGAGCGTGCTGGGTGCGGTGGTGCAGCGGTGGGTCAGGAGGTGCTGGTGCGGACAGTCCGGCGGGTGCCGGCTGGTGGTCCAGCGGATCCGGAGCGGGCCGTGGCGGGGGCGGGGCAGGCACCAGACGAGGTCGTGGGCTGTGCTGGCCGCCGCGGCGGGCCCGTAGGGGCGCGGCTCGTCCGGTGGGAGGAGGTCGACGCTGGCCTTGAGGGCCGCGGTGTGACCGACCCACTGGACGAGGAGCGGTGCCCGGCACGCGGGGCAGCGGGTGCTGCCGTCGCCGCCCCGCGGCCGGGCCCCGGTCACGCCGGTGTGCCGTTCAGGACCGGAACGTCGATGTCCTCACCGATCGCCGCGACGACGTCCTGGAAGGCGGTGCGCAGGACGTCAGCCGGGCGCTCCAGCTTGTAGCCGAGCTGGAGCGGCCCACCGTTGATGCGGTACCGCAGCCGGGCGGTGAGGCGGTAGCCCTCGCTGCCCTCGAACGGCACCAGACCGATGACGAACGTCTCGGGGATGACGAGTTCGCCTTTCTGGCCGGCCTTCGCGGTGACCGTCTCGACGTAGGCGAGCTTGCGTTCACCGCTGGCGAGGCGCGTGCCGGAATGGAACTCGGCCTTGGCGACGCCCTGGATGGACTGGGCGATCTCCAGCATGGTCGCGGCGGCGGGCTCCAGGAGTTCGGGGAGGTGGTCTTCGAGGAACTCCGCGAACTGCTCCTGACCCATGAGCTTGCCGTCGAGCGCCAGCCACTGCTTCCACGCGTCGGTGGTGCGCAGCTGGAGGGAGAGGCGGTGTCCCTGCCAGCGGGGGGTGGTGGCGGTGTCGGCGTCGAGGACGGCGGTGACGGTGAGCCGATCGGCGTCGGCGTACACCTCGCTGTGCTCGTCGGAGTGCTTGCGGTAGAGGGCGAGGAAGGAGGTGGTGTCATGGACGACGGTGGTGCCGGTCTTCCGGGTGGGGGCGTCCTTGTACTGGTCGCCGGTCAGGTCGACCTTGTGGACGCCGGTCGAGGTGTGGAAGCCGTAGACCTTGCCGGGTTCGAGTTCGACGGGCTGGGCGGAGCGCAGGGCGGTGTCAACGATGACCTGGGTGTTGTCGGTCGTCATGGGTCAGGCGTCCTTGAAGTTGGTGGTGGCGGGTGCGGTGCGGAAGTCGAGCTGCATCTGGCGCGGGTCGTTGCGGGTGGGGTTGCCGTCGTCGTCCACGAAGTAGATGGCGGCCGGCGGGGTGGACTTGGGGGCCCTGAGGTCGGACTCGACGCTGATGGCGAGGGGGTCACCCTCGACGTGCCCCTTGGACGGCTCCACCTGGACCTTGATGACGAGCTGGCCCTTCTTGCCGTGCGTGGAGACGGCCTGGAGCAGTTCGTGCAGTTCCTCGCTGAGGGCCTGGTGGACGCGGCCGTTGAGGTGGCCGACGAGGAACGCGGCGAACTCCGCGGCCTGGGCCTGGGCCTGGGACTCGGTCTCGGGCTGGATGGTCATGTGCTGGCGGTGCCTTTCTCGGTGGTGGTGCGGGTGGTCGTGTGCACGGCGGCCTGCGCGGCCCGGTACGCCTGCGGGTTCGACCGGCGCTTGCCGGAGGCGATGGCCTGGGCGTCGTGCACGCGGCTGTCGTTCAGGGGGCTGGGTGTGGTCCAGGCGCCATGCCGGGCCCGGGCGGGATCTCGGGCAGGCCCTGGAGGGCGCGCGGGGTGTGGGCCGGGCAGCGAAGACCGGTGAGGTACGGGCGTACGTCCCGGGTGGCGCCGCAGTGGCGGCGTTCGGAGCCGATCCAGTGGCCGCAGCTCATACCGACGCCTTGGTGGTGCCGGTGCGCCGCAGCCGGTTGTCAGCGTCCGTGTTCGCCTGTCGGCACGGCCCGCAGATCTCCGTCTTCTCCCGCAGGTGCTTCTGGTATCCCGAGCGGGTCCCGCACTTGGCGGGCTGTCGCTTCCTCTTCCGGCTGCTGGGCGCCGTGGTGCTGGTCTTGGCGCGGCTGGTGAAGCGGCGGCGCTTCTCGCGCAGCTGCTTCTGGCTCATGCCGCCCCAGACGCCCCAGCGTTCACCGGTCTCGATGGCCCAGGCGGCGCACTGCGTCTGGACGGGGCAGGTAGCGCAGACACGTCGAGCCTCGTTGACCTGGGCGCGGGCGTGGTGGCCGGAGGAGAAGAACGCGCGGACGTCCATGCCGGCGCAGGCGGCGTGCTGGAGCCAGGCGAGGTTCCGGATCACCGGGCGGTCACCGCCTCGCGGTCAGGCCACTGGCAGCCAGCCAGCGCCGCCCGGTGCCCCTCCGGAACCTCGGCCAGCGGCACGCCGAGCCAGTCGAGACCCATGGCACGCAGGATCAGCGCGTCCGCCTCGTCGTCGGTCGGGAGGATCGCTCCGTACCGGTGCTGGGCCGCCGCCAGAACGGCGGCCTTGCGGCTGCCGCCCTTGCCGGTGGCGTACTTGGCCCGGGACATCGGCGGGATGACGGCGACGGGGATGCTGCGGGCGCACAGGCCGTCGATGATGAGCCACCACAGGCCGCCGCGGTCCCAGACGGATCCGCCCACACTGTGGTGGGAGGGGCCTTCGACGCAGGCGAGGTCCACGGTGCCGACTTCGGTGAGGACGGTGTCGCGGATGTGCCGCATGCGGGTGCGGCGCTGGAGGATGGTGTCGCGGCGGCGGCCGGTGGTGGGGACGCGGATGGTGCCGCCGAGGGTGGCGATGCCGGTGCCGGTGAGGCTGATGTCGAGTCCGGCGACGCGGTAGCTGGGCCGGGGCCCGGCCGCAGCAGGGGCGGCCGGTGCCTCCGGGGTGAGCCCGAAGAGCGTCGTCACGATGCCTCCTCTCGGACGTGGTCGGGGAGTGGCAGGTCGGGGCTGGGGTTGCGGCAGTCGAGGCAGATCAGCTCGCGCGTCACCCGGGTCCGGGCGTGGACCGTGATCCGGCCCTCTGCCACGCACAGGGCGGCGGTCTTCTCCAGGGCCTCGACGGGCAGCAGCGGCGGGGTGCCGGCGCGGCGGCGGCCGGTCGGCGCCCGCCAGACGCGGGCGATCGCGACGGCGCCGACGGCGAGGACGATGCAGGCGGCGGTGATGGCGGCGAGGAAGTCGCTCATGAGCCCTCACCCGCCTCGCGCTGAGCCGGGACCGGGCGCAGAGGCCAGGCGGTCGGGATCACGGCGTTCGGGTCGTGCTTCTCCTTCGCCTTCGCCGGGTCCCGGAGCCACTTCTCGTAGCGCTCGGCGTCCTCGCGGTACCACTCGACCTGCCGTGCGTGCAGCTCCTCGACGGTGACGTCCCGCAGTGCGTTGAACCGGTTGACGCGCAGGTTGAGCACCCAGTCCGGGCGCAGCCGGTATGGGGTGTGGGCGATGACGCCCATCTTGTACGCGGCCCGCGCCGACATCAGGGCGTCGTACTCCGCGCCGTGTGCCTGCTCCTCGTCCCACGGCAGCCCGTACGTCTCGGCGGTGGTCCGCATCTGGTACGGGCCCTGGGTGTCGCTGATCCGATTCCGGAACGGCGCGCAGTACCGGTCGAGGACCATCGTGTCGATGACCCGCGTCAGCGGCTGGCGGCAGATCCCTTCGAGGCTGTCGCCGAGGTGTCGCCGGCACTCGCGGTCGAGGAGGGTCAGGTCGTAGCCGCCGATGTTGTGTCCGACCAGCGGAATGCCGGCGGCGACGACTTCGGTGATGGCCTTGGCGATCTCACCGACTCCAGCTTCGGCGTCCTGGCCGTGTTCGGCGGCGTACTCGTCGGTGATGCCGTGCACCTTGATGGCCTCGGGCTCCATGGGGATGCCGGGCGCGAGAAGCCAGGTGCGGGTGTCGGTGTCGAGGCCGCCGCCGACGAGGATCAGGGCGGCGGTGACGATGCGGGCGGTCTCGGGGTCCTTGTCGCTGGACTCGAAGTCGAGTGCCGCCATGCGCTGGAGGTGCCAGGGGGTGCTCACTGGCCACCTCCGGCGGCGCGCTCCTTGCCGATACGGACGACCATCTGCCCGATCGGCTCCTCATCGCCGACCTCGTTGGTGACGAGTGCGCCCAGCTGGCGGGTCGTGGACAGCTCGTGGTGGATCTGCCGAAGGCGTCCGGCACTGGTGTGCGGGTTGCAGATCTCGTCCAGGTAGCTGGTCGCCGGCCGGACCGGGGACTCGGCACGCTCGAAGTGGTCGGCGTCGGCGTCCCGGTCCTCCGTCGGCACCAGGCCGGCCGACAGCAGCAGCGTGCGCAGTGCGATGCTCTGCGCCTTCGGCGTGGACCGGCCGCCGGAGTCCGAGGCTTCACCCGCAGCCTGCGTGTCGAAGTAGTCCCCGCCAGGCCCGTAGATGCGGTAGGTCACCAGGACGGTGCACTCCCGCTTCGTTCCGCCGGCCTTGGTGCCGATGTCCCGGTACTGGGGCTCGACCTTCACCGGGGCGACGACGACGCCGTGCTTACGGCAGGCAGGCCCGAAGGCGTTGAGGGCCAAGTCGACGCCTCGGAAGTTGAAGTTGCCGGCGTTGCCGCCCCTGAACTCCTGGCGCTTGCCGATCGCCCGGACCTCGCCCATGACGCGCGACCAAGCGATGACCGCACTGACGGTGGCGTCGGCGTCCTTCGTCAGGTCGCCGAGGTCCGGCTCGGTCAGGTTCGGTGCCTCGCGGGCCTCGACGGCCTCGTCCGTGGGCTCGCTGTTGGTCAGCGTCCGGCCGGCTGCGGCGGCTGCGTTCTCACGCAGGTTCCCCATGTCAGATGCCTCCCCTGAAGGCCTTGGAGATGGCGATGCGCTCGGTCGGATTGGCCTTGACGCACGCCTCGTAGGCGTCGGGCCAGCGCTCGGCGAGAAGTTCCAGGTCGACCTTCGGCGCGGCGCTCGTGGGCTCCAGCGCGTAGGCGCGCTCACCGCCGATGCGGGCTTCCTGTGCGTCGCCGAGGGCGGCGATCATGCGGGCCTTCGCGGCGGCCTTCGCCTTCTTCGCCTCGGACTCGGCGCGCTGGTGGCGGTTGTAGTCGAGGAGTGCGTCGAGTGCGTCTGGGTGCCGGTCGATGTCCACCGCGCCGGAGCGGGTCGGGTGGAGGCGGCGGAACATCTGCGCGACCGCTTCACCGTCGCCGGTGGGCTCCGGCGGTACCTGCGCCTTGACGTGCTCGGCCCAGAACTTGTCCATGGCCGTGGTGATGTCGGCGATGACGTCCGTGTACTGGTCGGCGCGGATGACGCCCTGGTGGTACTCGTTGCCGCCGATGAGCACCGCGTAGTGCATGTGGTCGTAGCCGTTGACGGCGATCTGCCACAGCACCTGGGCGGTGACGTCGTCGGGGGCTCCGGCGTGCCACTGCGCGTTCTTGAACGCGCTGCGGGTCTTGACCTCCAGCGCGCACGGGATGCGCGTGTCCTCGGACAGCGGGCACTCGGTGACGCGCCGGTCGAGGGTGGTCATCCAGTGCGGGTGGTCGATGTGGGAGACGAGGCCGACACGGCGGATCACGCTGCGGTTCCGCATGGCCCAGTGGCGAGCGACGGGCTCCTCGTGGACGGTGCCCCAGAACGCGGCCTCGCCGGCGTCATCGACGTTGTGGCCGATCTTGTCGAAGTAGACCTTGATCGGCGGCTTTTTCTCGACCAGGCCGAGGATGGCGGGGACGTCGCTGGAGCCGATGCCGGAGCGGCGGGCGGCGAGCCAGTCGGCGCGGTCGGCGTCGGCGGGGAGGATGAGTCGGCCGGTGGGGGTGACCCGGCGGCCGGCGGCCGGGGCCTGAGTCCCGGCCTGCACGGTGGTCGTCATCAGGCGGTCTGTCCCTTCGGCTTCGGCTTCCACACGCCGGCCGCCTCGGCCCAGGCGTGGTAGTCGGCCAGCGGCATCCCGCCCTCGTCGGCGGAGTTGTCGTTCAGCGCGGTCGCGGCGGCGAGGGCGAGGGTCGCCTCCGCGATGGCGAGCTGCGCCTGGACGAGCGCCCACTGCGGGTCCATCTCGGCCCGCGCGGCAGTCACGCGCTTCTCGCCCTCGCGGTAGTGCTCGGGCCCGGTCATGCGGCCATACCGCCTTCCGTGGTCGTGAAGACGCTGGCGACGGTGGCGGCCCGCAGCTGGCGGCGAAGCGCCTCCGCGGGCGTCCCGTCGAACGCGTCGCCGTACGCCTCCTCCTGACGGGCCGCGATCTCCCGCGCGGTGTCCGGGCCCACCCGGACCTCCCCGCGCTCGATCTGACCGAGGACACGCTCGTGGTCGCGCATCGGCATCAGCGGGTTACTCATCGGCTGTCCTTCGGGGCTGGTCGGGGGGTGGTAGATGCGGCGGCCGTCGATGTCGACCGCGGTGAGGTGTCCGTGCCGGGCGAACGCCCGGAGGTCCTTGCGGACCGTGTTGCGGCCGGTCGTCGGCCACGGGGAGCCGGTCATCAGCTGCTCGGCGAGCTGGGTGGTGACCGGCCGGCCGTAGGCCCGTATGGCGGCGAGAAGCCAGCCGCGGCGGGTGATGGCGTCCGGCATCAGCGGGCGTCCTTCCGGGTCTTGAGCGTGAAGTAGATGCGGCCGGGCTCCTCGTGCCGGATCAGGTGGCCCCACGCGGCGAGGTCGCGGAGGTCACCACGGGCGATGGCGCGCAGCTGGGTGTTCGGGATGTGGTCGAGGGACCGGAAGCGGTCGCGGTAGAAGCGGTAGGCGGTGGCGGTGGTCCACCTGCCGGGTGCGGTCCGGATCGCGTCGAGGAGCTGGGCGACGCGGCCGGTGGGGCCGGGGGTGGCGTCGGCCGCCGGGCGGCTGCTCTTCCCCTCCGCGTCCTCGTCCGGGCGCCCATCGGCCAGCCACTGCACGTAGCGGGCGAGGATGGTTCCCTCGTCCTCGTCGTTGCCCCAGCGGTTCGGGTCGTCCATCGTGGCGACGATGGCGTCCCGTAGCGTCCGGTACGCCTGCGCGTCCAGGACGAGGTTCGAGGGGTTCAGGTCGTCGCCGAGGATCTCGCGGCGCACCTCGGTGCCCACGGCGTTGTACAGCCACTCCACGTGTTCATCGGTCTGCTCGCGCGGCGTCCAAGCGTCGGCCAGCAGGTGGACGTACCGTCGAAGTTCGTCGCGGGCGCTCATCGGCGGCCCCGCTTCCAGCGGATCACCAGCGTCGGCGCGTCGCACCAGCAGTAGATGAGGAAGACGCTCAGGGCGACGGCCACCCACAGCAACCACTCGATGCCGGTCACTCGTCGGCCCCCTCGTCGTACTCGGAGGCCAGCTCCAGGGCCGTGACGATGTAGCCGGTGGTGGACTCCTCGTTCTGGCCGGCGGTGACCACCAGCTCGGCGACGCGGTCCTCGTCGTCCTCGATCCAGTCGAAGGCGAGGGTGGTACCCGTCGGCCAGGAGCGGCGCTCCGTTGCCTCGCAGTGCGCGCGGGCGGCGGCCTCGGTGCCGTAGTGGCCGAGGGTGATCCCGGAGTCCGGGTGCTCGGCGCGGTACACGGTGGTCGGCGCGGCCTCCAACTCGGCGACGCGAGCCTCGGCGTCGACCAGGCGGCGCAGCACCGGCCCCATCCGCTCGCCCATGAACGAGACGAGGTTGAGGCAGTACAGGTCTTCCCACGTCGGGTGCTCGTGCTCTCGGCGATCCCGGATGGACTCGGCGAGCTGCTCCAGCAACCGGGTGGTCGCGGGCTTCGCGTCGCCGATCAGCTTGGCGAGCTGCGCGTGCTGCTCGGGCGTCATAGGCGTCTCGCTCATGCCGATTCACCCGCCTCGGCGTGCTCGTCTTCGGTGGCGACCACCTTCATGTCGCGGGCGGCCGGGATGTCGCAGGTGTAGACGAGGTGGGAAGCGTTCTTCTCGCCGTGCTCGTCCAGCCAGTCGCCGACATCGGCGATGGCCTCGGTGCGCGCGGTGCTGAGGCGCTGCTCCAGTTCGGCCACGCGGTTCAGCAGCCACTCGACCGCCGGGGCCACCCGCTCGTGGATCTCGACCTCGGCGGGGATGCGGCGGGGCTGGCCGTTCGGCGAGAACAGCCCGCGCATTTCCAGCAGGTCGGCCTCGGCGGCGACCAGCCGCTCCCGGCGTCGATCGCGCTGCGCCTCCAGGTCGGCGATCCGGTCCCGGTTCTCCCGCAGCGTCTCCGCCGCGGAAGACAGAGCCTCGTTCGTGGTGTGCCGCTCCGCCAGCAACTCGGCGACCCGGGCGCGCGCCTCCCGGCGCCCGCGCTTCGCGGACTCCAGCGCCACCCGCAACCGCTCGTACGCCAACTCCTCACCAGCCAGCTGCCCCCGCAGCCGCTCGTTCTCCGCGAGCAACCTCCGCGCCACCGGGTGCCGCCGCGCCTGGTCCTGCTCCCACGCGGCCTGCATCTCATCGCGGTTCGCGTCGTCCCGTAGCCAGTCAGCGACCGCACGTCGAGCGGCGGCCGACGTCGAGTCGGTCACCAGCCACCCGCGGGCGTAGTGCTCGTGCGCCACGTCCAGGACTTCGGGCCACGCCCGGTCCACCAGACCGTGGAACCGCTCGGCGGGCAGCATGTACGACGCCCGTGCCACCTCGGGGATCTGGACGTACACCTGCGTCTGCTTCTCACCCGGGTGCGCGAAGTCGTACGAGTCGAGCGTGACGCGGACGAGGATCGGGTCCTTCATGCCGCCACCGCCGGAGCCTCGGTCCCGACACCCTTCTCCTGCACCGGGCGCGGCGACAGCGTCCAGGCCTGCAGCCGCACGCCGTTGCCCGCCGTGAGGCGCGCCTCCGTGTAGAACTGGCCGTTCTCGCGCTCCTCGGTGGAGACCTCCATCCGCAGCTCGGCGGCGAACTCACGCAGACCGTCGAGGTTGTGGTGGAAGTAGAAGCGGATCTCCGGGCTGTCCGGCGCCCACGCGGCGGCGACGATGTCGACCTCGGTGGGCATGGCCGGCGTCTGGCTCATGATCTGCTCGGCCAGCGACAGGGCCTGCATGTAGCTCTGCAGCTGGACGCTCGTGGTGGCGTTCGTGGCGGGTTGGGTAGCCTCGATGGTCACGGTGACCTCTTTCGTTGGTGGGGTTGCCGAGTCGTGGGGTCGTCCGGGCCGGCAAGCAGCGGGCGGCCCTTCGGCGTTGATGGGTTCAGGCGGCGCGGGCCGCCGACGGCGGGCTGATCGCGCGGCGGCCGGGGCGGGTCATGATCTGCCGCAGCTTCTCCACCACCTCGACGCTGGGCTCCGGGGCCTCGGCGACGCGGGCGTGGATCTGCGTGATGACGTCGTCGCCGAGGAGCGCGCGGCGCTCTTCGCGGGTCATGCGGCGGCCTCGACGGGCTCGTCGTCCTCGTCCTTGACCCGGTCCATGAGGGTGCGAATGTCCAGGTCATATGCCTCGGCGATGCGGAGCGCCGAGATCAGGTCAGGTTGTGCTTCGCCGGACACGATGCGATAGGCGGACGAGATGCTCACGCCGGTGCGCCTGGCGATCGCGTGCGGGTTCTCGTCGCCGTGCGTGCTGGCGATGTCCCGGAGGCGGTCGACGTTGAGTCGGAACACGTGGATGTCCCTCCCTCCGCAGGTAGCGGGGTGGTTTCCCTGTCGAGGGAAACTGAACCACACTGATTCCCTCCCTGGCAAGGGAATGTTCGCGCGCGGGAAGGTAAATCTTGGACGCGGACTGGCGTTCGGTGGCGGCAGTGGCCTGGATCAACGCAGGTCAGTGGCCAATTGCTACCTTCCCTAGGGAGGGAATATGTAGCTGTTCCCTCTCCAGGGAAGTAAAGTTTGGGCCCATGACGGAAGCCACCCCCCAGGGGCGCGTGCGGAGGTTCTGCGCGATCGTCCTGCCCGCGCTCGAAGCGGCCGGCTACACCGGCTACGGGTCACAGCAGCGCCTCGTAGCCGACACCGGTATGAACAAGAGCACCGTCTCGCGTCTACTCAACGGCGAGCAGATTCCCCACGTGAAGTTCTTCCCGGCGCTGGCCAAGGCCGCCGGTCTGGACCCCGTCGAGCTGCTCGTGGCAGCGGAGATCCTGCCGCCTGAGTATCTGGAGTCCCAACAGACACTGTCCGAAAACAATCAGTCACGGGTAGGCTCGGGTTCAATCACTCCGGAGGAAGCGGCGGAGGGGCTGGGCATCCATGACGATGTAGGGAAGTTCACGTTCCTCGCTGTAGTCGAGAAGCTCAAGAGCCCTCAGCCCGATGAGGACGACGCCGCGAACCCCGGAGGCACGGCCGCACAGATGTAACCCGGGGGTACGCGTGGAGTTCACGGCCACCAGCAAGGCGTGTTCAGCTACGGCCGCAGGAATCCTCATCTCAGGGTTCGCGATCATCATCGGCAGCGTGTCCGAGGACAACGTGGCAGGCTCCATCGGCGGCGCCTGCCTCGTCATGGTCTCTCTGACCATCATCATCTGCGTGCTGGTCAGGCACTGGATCGTCAACACGGACACCGAGCGGCGCATCCTCGGCGCCGCGCAGCGTGAAGCACAAGCCGAACGCACAAAGTACATAGCAGCGCAGGCGGCGCTGGAGAACGAGATGGGCCGCCTCAACCGGGACATGGCCGCCGAGCGGGCCCGTATCGCCCGCCGCCTCGTCGCAGAACGCAAGGCGATGCGTGCAGAGTTCGATGAGGAACGGGCGCAGCTCGCGGCCGACGCGTTCCGAACGGGCGTGGAGATGGAACGATCCGGCGCTCTGAAGAGGCAGGAACAGCCCCCCGGTAACCTCATCAAGTTCCGGAAGCCTGGCCAACCGGCAGCCCCCGCTTCTGAGCGGGCCCGCTCCCACGGCCACGGCGTCGTCGGGCCCTGAACCCCGGTTCGCCGACGAACGACAGCCTGATCCGGTTCGGATCCAGCCGGGTGGAGCCGCGCTTACTCGCCTTGTACAGCCGGACAGTCACGACCTGCCGGATCACCTCTCGCTTCTGCTCAAGCGACAACCCCACCACCTCAGGGGTCGTGGCGGTGGCCGGCCTGCCGTTCCAGATCGACTCCGGGTCCGCAGCGTCGAGAAGCGAGAGCAGGAGAGGTGACACGCCCGTCATCTTCTGAAGCTTCTCCTGCTCCAGCTCCAACTTCGGCAACAGCCGCTGCTCAAGCGCCCCCAGCGACGCCGCGGACAGCTTGAAGCGGCCCGTCGCCTCATCGAACTCCTCGGCCTGCTGCCGCGCCTCAGCCAACTGCTCCTCGTAGGCGTTGATCCGCCGCTGCGCCGCCTCGACATCCTGCCTGACGGTCCCCTCGTCCTGAACCAGTGCTGAGCGCGCCCGCGTCTTGTTGTGGAACCAGGAGAGGACCGCCTCTTCAACGTACGCATCGAGCACTTCTTCGATGATGGACACGTCACCCTTCGACTGGCACGTCAGAGAGGGCCGGTAACGATCCTGCCGCGGCAGGAAACACAGCCAGGGCTCGTCACCGCACTCGCCGCACACCGCCAAGTACGTCAGCAGGTGTGACACCTCCGTTCCCCGCTGTGTTCGGCGGGCCGGGTCCGTCAGCTCTGCGGTCACCCGGTTGAACATCGCTCGGCCCTCAGGGGTGTCAAGCCCTTTGATCGGGGCCCATGATGCCTTCCGCCAGACCCCTAGGTGCTGCCGCTCTCCGAGGTACGCACGGTTCAACACCATGCGTCGGACGATGTAGTTCGTCCACTCCACTCCGTCTGGCCGGTCCGCCTGGCGCTCGGACTTCAGCCAGCGGGTTACGGACCGGATCGAGTGGCCGGCGTCGATGCGCTGGATCGACTGGAAGACGTACTTCCCGCGCTCGTCTTCATGCTGGCCGACGCAGCGTCGGCGCCCGCCCACCACCTTGTAGTCGCGCGTGTATCCGTACTGGGATTTGCCGTGCGGCATGCCGGCTTCTGCCTGGGATGCTGCCGTACGCAGGTTCTGCGCGCGAATGCCTTCGGCTTCGTCCTCGGCGTCCACGGCGTGCTGGGCGGTGGCCTTCAGGTCGTCCCGCTTGCTGAGGTCGTAGACCTGCCCGTTGTAGCAAAGCAGGGCGTTGACCGCGAGGCAGGCGTTCCGCAGCCGAACGTATGCCTCCAAGTCCCGGTAGTAGCGGGCGGCGTTGTAGGCGACGACGATGCGTCGCACGCCTGGCTGTACACCGCCGCTGACGATGGCATCGAGTAGAGCTTCGAAGTCGTCGCGGGTCTTCTTGCCGTGTCGACTGGCTGACACGTCGGTGTCGTTGAATTCGTGGACGATCCGCCAGCCGCACTTATCGCACAGGGCGCGGCCGACCTCAAGCTGGACCTCAACGGAATCGCCGCTCTTGATCCAGTCGTCCGAGTTGCGGCCGTAGAGGTACGCCTCGAACTGCACGCCGGGGATGACCAGATGGAGGTACTCGGGCGCGTAGGGCATGAGGGAATCCTAGCGCGACTGGTATGTCTAAAAGATTTTGTGGGG